GCTGAGTCCACTGACAAGTTCAGGGCCGATATTTTGGCATTTTGGAAGTATGCCCATCTGATTGGAGATGATGTCCTTTGGCATAATTTTGTCAAAGTTGAACTACTCCCAACCTCAAAATTGGAGACGGACAATGTCAGGTCAATTACTGGACCCGACATCGCTTATCACTATTCCTATTGTAGAATGGTGCAAGATTTCAACCACCGCCTTTATTCCACCGCGGATAAACTTCAAACCAGTTCAATGCTGGGTTTCAACAAGTTTGGGGGTGGTCTCAACCGTTTGGCTAGGAAGATGAATGAACTTCCGCATAAGGAAGAGTCGGATATGAGTAAGTACGACGCACGACAACCGCGTTGGCTCCGGCTGCTCTGCCGTGATTTCCGCTGGTTCACGATGAGACCGGAGGATAAGACAATGGAGAATTGGCATAGGCTTCGTTATTATTACGAACAGTCAATTAATTCTAAAGTTGTCCTTGGCAAGGGCTGGGTTCTTAGTACTGACCACGGGATGAAATCGGGTGATCCAAACACATCCGCTGACAATACTTTGATTCATTTCATTGTGTTGTCTCTTGCATACATGAGGTTGGTTTCCGATGATTATTCCCATTTCAAACAGAATGTTAGAGCTGCTTTGTATGGGGACGATGAGCTTATTTCCCTGAGCGATGAGGTGGTTTACCACTTTTGTGCCCAACAGCGTGGTCCCATTTATGAGGCCTGCGGTGTGCACATGAAAGTTGAGGAAACAAAAACCTCCGATTATTTGGAGGGAATGACTTTCCTTGGTAATAGGTTCAAAATTGAACCTGAGACTGGGATGTATGTTGGGGTGCCCGTGGACACCAGGAAGGCTATAGCTTCTTTGCTTAAACCTCCAAATCCACAGAAGGCTGGGCAGAGTCTCACCCGTGCGGTGGCCCTACTCTGTGAGTCATTCTGGTACCCACCCAACAGGGACCTTTTGTTTGATTACATTAGGGAGCTGGTTTCAGAGGGTGTCGAAA